GACAGCAACGGCGGGTATTCATGTAAAGCATGAAGCGCAGGGCGGAACATACAGCTACGGCTCTATGAACTTCAATGTGACTAATTCTGCTGGCAGTTATGCAACCCGTTTAACGATTGACAGCAGCGGCAATCTGCTGGTTGGCGGCACTGAAGTCAACCCACAGAACCAGTCATCTGGTGATGGGTCAGCTTTACGGGCAGATGGTCGAGGTTTCTTTAGAGCCACAAGCGCAACAGTGTTAGGCGCGAATTTGCAGGGCAATGATGGTCAAGTAGTTAGAATAAGCAAAGATGGTTCAGAACTTGGTGGCATGTATGCTTTTAGTAGTGAAATAGCATTAGTTTCTGGAAATACTGGGCTGTATTTTGACGATACTAATAATAGAATACAACCTTTAAATGCTAGTGGTGGCGTGAGAGATGACACCATAGATTTAGGTGCAACTAACTCACGTTTCAAAGACATCTATTTATCAGGCGGCCTTTACATTGACGGCACTAGCGCAAACAACAAGTTGGCAGAATATGAACGAGGAACTTGGACCCCATCTGTTGCTAAAGGCGGCACAGTTTTCACCTCTCCCACTAGCAGTCACGCTTATTACATAAGACTTGGCGACATACTTCAAATTACCTTCTACTATTACAAAACTGGCTGTACTTCAAACAACAGCGACAGATGGAAAGTATCAGGAGTACCGTTCACCATGAAAGCTGGCTCCGCTGGTGGATATCCAATAGGTCCAGTTGGATATATCAATATTGCTGGAGACAGAAGTGGAAATGGCTTTCACAGGTGGCAAGCTAATGATTCTCAGATTTTTAGTTTATATGGGACAAACGCAACCACTAATGTTTCAAATCAAGCCATAGAGTTTTCTGGCACGTTTGTGGGTAGATTGGCATAAGGAGATAAAGATGGCGCTCACTGAAGAAACAGTGCAAGACAAGATTGAAGTTGTTGATAACACCTACATACAGGTTCGGACAGCTACGGTCATAAAGCGTGATGGAGAAGAGATTAGTCGTACATTTCATCGTCATTCTTTGCCTCCAAGTGTTAAAACAGATAGCGGCTGGATAGATACCGACATAAGTGGTGAATCCAAAGAAGTTCAGGGTATATGTAACGCTGTTTGGAGTGACGCAGTTAAAAAAGCCTATCAAGAAGAAACGGATAAAAATGATGAGTGACAACATAATTACCATTGACGGCAAAGAATACAAGACAGAGGACATGGACGAGAAGCAGACGTATCTGATTAGTCAGATACGATCTTGTCAGCAGAAGGCTGCGAAAATCCGTTTTGAACTTGATCAGATTCAAGCGGCACAGAATGTGTTTATAAACGAACTTATTAAGTCTGTTAAGACTGAAGAGGTACAGGCAGAGGTAGGATAGCATGACCTACTTAGGTAGATCACCAACACAGGGTGTTAGAAATCGTTACTATAAGACGGCATCTGGGGGCGAGACATCGATCAGTGGTGCGCTGACAGGCGGCACCCTGACATTTACTGACGGCAACTATGTTGATGTAAACCTGAATGGTGTGACCCTAGTAGCTGGTACGGACTACAATACAAGCACAGCGAATACCATTGCTGGCTTGTCCGCATTGACTGCAAGCGATGTAGTCGAGATCGTGGTCTACGATGTCTTTAGTGTGTTCAGTGGTAATGTAAATAGCGACTTCAGTGTAGGTGGTAATCTGACTGTCACTGGTAACTCTACTATCGAAGGTAGTATAGTTGGAAATAGTGGTGCAACAATTACAGGTGATGTAAGTATTGCGGGTAGTGGTGCGCCTAATACATTTTTATTTGATAGGTCTGAAAACACTTTTAGCATAGCAGGTAGCATATCTGTAGACGGCGGCACCATCAAGCTAGACGGTAACTACCCAACAGGTAGCAACAACGTAGCACTTGGCGACCAAGCCCTTGATGACGGCTCGCTGTCTGGTGGTGCAAACACAGCGATTGGCTATCAGGCTCTGTCAGAGAATGAAGGCGGTGCATTTAACGTAGCTGTCGGTTCTGGTTCTTTGTATTCTAATACGTCTGCAAGCAACAATACTGCGCTTGGCAAGGACGCTCTTTATGCAAACACCACTGGCGCAGATAATACTGCCGTGGGGGCTAAGTCACTTGATGCTAATACTACTGCGAGTTACAACAATGCTTTTGGTTATAACACACTGACTGCAAATACTACTGGTGCATATAATGCTGGGTTTGGTCATGCCGTATTGCAAAGTAATACTACAGCAAACAATAACACAGGTATGGGCTATTTAACACTTAGCGGAAACACCACTGGCAGCGAAAATATTGCCATTGGTAACTACGCCCTCGATGCAAATGTTGACGGTGCTAATAACACGGCTGTCGGATACAATGCTTTATCCAGTAATACCTCTGCTGATTTTAATGTTGGCGTAGGTCGTCAGGCTTTGCTTTCTAACACTACTGGCACACAAAATACGGCAGTTGGAACAAACGCACTGGACGCAAATACCACTGCATCACGAAACACAGCAGTTGGTTACGAGGCTGGCACGGCAAATACAACTGGTCACGTTACAGCTATTGGCTCATACGTTTTGCGCGGAAACACCACGGGCAGTGCAAATGTAGGTGTAGGTGGCAATGATGAGTCAAATGGTGGAGCGCTACAGAAAACTACCACTGGTTCAAATAATACTGCTGTAGGCGTTGCGGCGCTTACAGAAAACACTACAGCAAATCATAACACAGCATTTGGCTATAATACGCTTGCTGCTAACACAACAGGCACACAGAATGTAGCTATAGGCTCTGTGGCTCTTGACGCTAATACTACCGCAGATAACAATACCGCAATTGGCTACGTTGCTCTTGGCGCAAACACCACTGGCACACAGAACACAGCAATCGGCGCAAAGGCACTTGATACAAATACTACGGCATCTTACAACACAGCCGTAGGGTATGCAGTATTAGACGCAAACACTACTGGTGAAAGAAACGCAGCCATTGGCGCATACTCTATGAAAGTCAATTCCACTGGTGATAGAAACGCCGCATTTGGCACATATTCTCTTTATTCAAATACCACTGGAGAAAGAAACACTTCTCTTGGAAATCAAGCATTATACTATAATACAACAGGAATATATAACACTGCCGCAGGATATGGTGCATTAGGAAATGCTACTACTGCTTCAAACAACACAGCACATGGATACTTAGCTCTTATCAACTGCACCACAGGAAGTGGCAACGTAGCTATAGGCTATGAATCTGGTGCAGACGCAGTTTTGAATGTCACTACGGAAAGTAACCGACTTATTCTTGGTCACAACAATATTACCAATGCGTATTGCAAAACGACAATTGCCGCTACGTCAGACCAGCGAGATAAAACAGATATTGCAGACATTGGCAGTGACAGAGGCATTTCGTTTGTTAATCAGTTACGCCCTGTATCTTTTTATTACAATGAAAGTAGGAACAACCCAGACGTTAAAAGTGGAGCAAAACGGTATGGGTTTATTGCTCAAGAAGTTTTGGCGTTAGAAGGTAGTGACAATGTAATTATTGATAACGAATTTGAGGAGTGCCTAAAGTATCAAGGCGAGGCATTAGTGCCTGTGCTGGTAAAAGCATTACAAGAACTCTCAGCAGAACTTGATGCAGCCAAGACCCGTATAGCTACGTTGGAGGCAAAATAATGACCAGAGCAAGAGATCTCGCTGATGCCGCCGATAAGGATTTTTCAGGCACCGTTACCGTAGATAACATAACCATTGGCGGTAACATCTCGCAGGATAGCGGCACGGTTAAGCTGGACGGTAACTACCCGACAGGCACTAACAATGTGGCATTGGGGGACACTGCATTGGATAGTGTGGCTTCTGATGGCACGGCAAACACGATGGTGGGTTTTGCGGCTGGAACTGCAATTACTACAAGTGATAACAACACGGGTTTTGGGTATGCCGCTCTATACACGTCAACAGGCAATCAGAACACTGCTGTTGGTTCATCAGCTTTAGTTAGTTCGACTACTAGCGATAATAATACCGCGATGGGTCATTCTGCTATGTATGCCAACACTACTGGCACTCAGAATGTAGCGATAGGCGCGTTTTCTTTGGATGCAAACACCACCGCCACATACAACACTGCCGTAGGATATCGAAGCCTGACAGCAAACACCACAGGCGCAAACAACACGTCTGTTGGTGGTGATGCCATGTTGGTAAATACCACTGGAAGTAGCAACTCCGCTATTGGTGTTGGCGCGATGTCTGCAAATACATCGGGTGGTGATAATGTTGCCGTTGGAAGGCAAGCCCTGACCGCGAACACTACAGCTAGTCATAATGTCGCTATTGGGCATGATGCCGCAAAAGCAAACACTACTGGAACCAGAAATACAGCTTCAGGTTCGTTTTCAATGGCATCCAATACTACGGGTGGCCGAAACACGGCGATGGGGTATGCTGCGCTTCAAACATACAATGTTACTGATGATGGGTCAGATTATAATACAGCGATTGGATACTCTGCTCTTAATTCTACAACTACGGGTGCTAACAACACAGCGGTAGGTGGCCTTTCACTAGAGTTAAATACCACTGCAAGCAACAACACTGCTGTCGGATATCAATCTCTGTCTGCAAACACTACTGGCGCAGGAAACACAGCTTTAGGACGTATTGCACTTGCAGCAAACACCACTGCATCTGACAATGTTGGAATTGGAAATGGTGCTTTAACAAATAATACTACTGGCGCAAACAATACTGCATCAGGAAGAGCGGCTCTTGGGTCGAATACAACGGCATCCGACAACACGGCAATGGGATACTACGCTCTCCTTTCAAACACCACTGGTGCAGACAACACTGCTGTAGGTTCGGGAGCCTTAGATGCTAATACTACGGCAGATAATAACACGGCAGTAGGGCATGATGCTTTAGGTGGAACTACCACTGGAACCCAATCGGTTGGAGTAGGACATTCAGCAGGAAAGGCAATGACTACTTCTAGTCAAGGTACTTTTATTGGCACTTTCTCAGGAGAAGTCGCAACTGGAGGGTCAAATACATACGTTGGCGCGGGTTCTGGGCAGTCAATGACTAGCGGTGCAAACAACACTCTTATTGGTCGCTACAACGGCAATCAAAACGGTTTAGACATTCGCACATCTAGCGGCAATATTGTGCTATCGGATGGCAATGGTTATCCTAGATTGCGTTTTAGTTCTGACCCTTATCTTTATGTACAGGCAGTTTATGATGCGACAACATCAGGTAGTGCAAATGTTTTTGTAAGTTCACAAGGTGTTTTACAAAGGTCTACATCATCTCGCCGATATAAAAATAACATTAATGATGCAATTCATGGTTTAGCAGAAGTTCTTAAACTCCGTCCTGTTACATACAAAGGCAACAACGATGGCGACACAATCTTTGGTGGTTTGATTGCTGAAGAAGTCCACGATGCTGGCTTAACGGAGTTCGTACAATACAACGATGACAATGAGCCAGACTCATTAGGATATGGCAACATGGTATCGCTGTGCATCAAAGCCATCCAAGAACAGCAAACAACAATCACAGCACTTGAGGCCCGTATAGCAGTCTTGTGTTGACCGCAACGTAGAACACCTTGAACTGATGAAAGCCAAAGATGATTGGGGTTCAGAAGACATGGCAGCTACGACAAAAGCCATCAGTGACGGCAAGGCATATAAGGCAAGCTAATGTTCGCCCAAGCCGCATTTGCTGAAGTATCTTTTGCTGATCAGGGGATCGTTGTAGAAGGCGTTCAGACTATGAGCGCTAACTTCACGCAAACCTCTGCTGGCATAGGTGTGCTTTCGGGTGTGGCTCATATGCTAGGCACATTTAGTATCCTTCAGGCTGGCTCTGGTACGCTCACTGGGGTCGTTGAGATAACATCACAGTTTGATCAGTCCACAGCAGCATCTTTGGCTAATAGCGCATCGTCAGCGATGATCAGTCAGTTTGACCAATCAACTAACGCTATTCTGATTGCTGGTGCTAATGCTTCAATGATTTCACAATTTGATCAGTCAGCGGCGGCACAAAGAATACGAACTGCCATAGCAGAAGCTAACTTTGTTTTTGTTCAAGATACATCAGGCAGTGTAATATTCTCCGCTATATCAGAACAGAGCTTTAACTTCACAGAGACATCTACAGGAACCTTGATAGCATCTGGTTCTGCTGGCATGAACTTTGAGTTTGAGCTTGATATAGATCCAAACATCGTATCTACAGGCGTGGCAGAAATGCTGTCATCGTTTGAGATGTCCACGCAGGCAGCGTCCACATTGTCTGCGGCAAGCAGTATGACATTCTTGTTTGTGATGACTACTGACGGCAATCTATTGTGGGTGCCGATTGATGCAGGATCAAGCAGTGAAAGCTGGTCTAACATAACGCATACAGGAGATACATGGTCAGAAGTGTCAACTGGTGGTACAATAGAGACATGGACAGAAATGGTGAAGTAAATGGCTAGTACATACACAGTAAACAGCGGCATAGAAAAACCCGGCTCTGGTGAACAGTCAGGAACTTGGGGCGATACCACAAATACAAACTTTGACATCATAGACCGCGCTCTTAACGGTGTTGGGGCGATTACGCTGTCTGGTACAACGCATCCATTAACCACGACAGATGGAGCATTGTCTGATGGTGGTTATAAAGTATTGGTTTTTGGCGGCTCTCCCAGTGGCACAAACACTGTGACTATAAGCCCCAATGATCAAGATAAAGTATATCTTGTTAAGAACGGAACCAATCAATCAGTAATTCTAACTCAAGGAAGCGGCGGTGATGCCACCATATCAAGTGGAAGTATAGCTTGGGTTTTTGCTGATGGCGCTGGTTCTGGGGCGGCTGTAACAGCGGCTAGTTTTGATGTTGTAAATGACACCTCTCCGCAGTTGGGCGGCGATCTTAGCACCAACAATAAAAATATTGTGTTTGGAGACAGTACTGGAGCCTCTGATGACCGCCTAACTTTTGGTGCTGGGACAGATATGTCCATATACCATGATGGGTCTAACTCGTTTATTACTGAATCAGGTACAGGCAATTTAAAAATACAAGGTTCACAAGTTGCTATCGAATCTCCAGATGGTGGCGAAACCCTTGCATCCTTTGTTGATGATGGTGCAGCTACTCTCTTTTATGATAATTCAGCTAAAATTGTCACAACATCAGCAGGTGTTGACGTAACAGGCACTGTTCAAGGTGATAGCTTTACTTTGGATAACTCTTCAAACGATTGGACATTCACGGTTTCCTCTAACAATTTAATTATATCCTACGCTGGAACAGCAAAGGCAAAAATAGATACTAGTGGCAACTTAACAGTTGTCGGAAACGTCACTGCATATGGATCAATCTAATGACCCTTCCAACCTCTGGAGCTATATCTTTATCTCAAATAGCCACAGAGTTTAGCGACTCTCAGCCTAACTCCATGTCGGAGTTTTATCGTGACGGCAGTTTGGTTCCATCTTTTATTGCTGTAACAGGATCGGACATAACCGCGTTTTCTGGCACAAATGCCCCTAAGTTTTACGGCGGCAACAATACTCCAGCTAATAATCTTCAAGTGTATGAGGGCGTTGAAAATACCAAAGGCGCAGGAAGTATAACAAACGATTTAGCAACTCAAAGAACTGGCTTGACTTATACCACCCCATACGCAGGGACACTCTATGTTTTAGCGGTTGGAGGTGGCGCGGCAGGGTCTTGGTGGGGCAGTGGCATTGGCTACGCTGGATCTGGTGGCGGTGCTTTACTTGTTAGTAAAACAGTGTCTGCCAGTGAAGATTATACAGTTGTTGTCGGTGGGGGAGGAGCAGGTCATGGTCCTGCCAATGGTCACGGTCAAGGGGGTTCTGCATCTACCGTAACTGGGCCGGGTTCTTTTAGCGTTACGGCTAATGGAGGGTCAGCTACAAGTCCCTATTCTGGTGGTAGCGCAGGAACCACTTCTATATCTGGATCAAGTGTAACCACGATTACAAGTTCCAACGGAACAGCGGGTGGCAATGCAAGTGGAGGCTCTGCAACGGGGGGAGCTTCAGGTATATCTAGTTTAACCAGTGTCACTGTGGCAGCTATTAACAGCGGAGATAGTGAAATATGGGCGCAATCAACCAGAAACTCTCCACTAAATAGCACTACATATTATTGGGAGCCGGGTTCATTTAATACATCTACGGGAGCTTGGACGTTTTCTGACACCTTGAAAATGGGTGGATGGGGTCAAGGCGGTCGAGGTCAAACGGGAGACTTTAATGGCGGTCACGGTGCAGGTGGCGTAGTTATTATGTGGATGAATCAGAAAAAAGCTGTAAATGTGGATGTGCCTACAAGCGGCAGCATAAGCATAGGCGACTTTTATGGTGGAGAGGACGGTTAATGCCTTTAACCAAGCTAGAGTTTAGACCCGGTGTAAACAGAGAAGTCACCTCGTACAGTAACGAGGGCGGCTGGCGTGACTGTGATAAGATCCGCTTTCGTTTTGGATACCCTGAAAAGATAGGCGGTTGGGAGAAGTATGCCTCGTCAACTTATCTTGGTTCTGCTCGTTCTTTGCACAACTGGATAGCCCTAGATGGATCTAACTATCTAGGCATTGGCACTCACCTCAAATATTATATTGAAGAAGGCCAGAGTATAAATGACATCACCCCAATACGCTTAACAACAAGCGCAGGAGATTGCACATTTGCCGCAACAAATGGAAGCGCTACAATCACAGTAACAGATGCCTCACATGGCGCATTTGAAAATGATTTTGTTACCTTTTCTGGTGCAGCCTCACTTGGCGGCAATATCACAGCAGCGATCTTAAACGCAGAGCATCAAATAGTTAGCGTTACAAATGCAAATAGTTACACGATCTCCGTGAGCGCAACTGCCAATTCATCTGATACTGGCAATGGCGGATCAAGTGCAGTTGGCGCATATCAAATAAATGTAGGTCTTGATACCACGGTTGGTGGAACTGGATGGGGTGCAGGAACATGGGGTAGTGATGGCTGGGGCGATGCAGCATCTGGCGGTCTAACCACAACAAATCAAATCCGTTTGTGGTCGCATGATAATTTTGGTGAAGATTTAATTATAAATCCTCGCGATAGCAATATTTATTATTGGGACAGAACTAATAATGTTTCTACAAGAGCGGTTGAACTATCGACTCTTAGCGGCACAAAGACTAGCGTCCCACAGATAGCAAAACAGGTTCTTGTGTCCGATCAAGACAGACATGTTATCGCTTTTGGTTGTGATCCTATAGGCGCAAACTCTAGTGCAACACAAGGCAGCGGCACTCAAGATCCGCTGCTCATACGCTTTTCTGATCAAGAGAACCCGATAGATTGGTTCCCAACAAGCACAAACACAGCGGGAGATTTACGACTTGGATCAGGGTCCACCTTTGTACAGGCCGTTGAAACAAAGCGTGAGATACTTGTGTGGACAGACACTGCTCTTAGCTCTATGCGGTTTATTGGTCCTCCATTTACTTTCGGCATCCAACAGCTTGCTTCTAACATTACAATAGCTGGCCCAAATGCTGCGGTTGGTACAGAAGACGTTGTCTACTGGATGGGTATCGACAACTTCTATATCTATGCGGGTCAGACACAACAGCTACCATGCGCTGTAAAAGACAAGGTGTTTCTTGATTTCAATCAAAGTCAAAGAGACAAGGTTGTAGCTGGAGTTAACTCTGAGTTTTCAGAGGTTGTGTGGTTCTACCCTAGCTCCAGCAGTTCTGATAATGACCGATATGTCATATATAACTATGGTGAGAAGGTTTGGTATTTTGGGAATCTTTCTCGCACTGCATGGCTAGATCGTGGCGTCAGATCCTTCCCACTAGCTACAGGAAATCAGTATATATACAACCATGAGCTTGGATATGATGATGATGGGTCTGCGATGAACTCATACATAGAGTCTTCACCCATGGACATCGGTGATGGTGATAAGTTTACCTATATTGGCAGGGTCATACCCGATATTACATTTGAGGGATCAACAAATTTAAGCAGCCCACAAGCCACGTTTACGGTAAAATCTAAGAACTTCCCCGGTGCTGGGTTCGACAATACGGCATCAGGAGACACGATACGAACAGCCACATCTCCCGTTGAGACATTTACGAATCAGTTGTTCTTACGATCTCGTGGTAGATCATTTGCCCTTCGTATCGAATCATCAGCCCTTGGGGCAAGATGGAAGCTGGGTAGCCCTCGTGTTGATATGCGGCAGGATGGGAGGCGGTAATGTCATCAAATCAATTAGCACCACCAAGATTGCCAGAGGCTCCAACAGAATACTCAGTTCAATATATGTCTGATTTAATTCGTTCTCTTGAGTTGTTTATATCACAAGAAAGAAACCCCGGAGAGTTGCGAGGCACAAAGATTACACTGACTAATCTGCCTACCAGTGCAACTGGACTGGAGTCTGGTGCTTTGTATAATGATAGCGGAACTGTTAAGATTGTAACATAAAGTTACAGGTAACTTTTATATGTGGGGGCAAACTTTACTTCTCATGAGTAACAAAAAGTTACAAAATAAGAGTAAATATGCTCAATATGATATTGATGGTGACGGCGTTGTTACTGATGAAGAGCTTGAGCAAGCTAAAGAAATAAAAGAAACAGAAAGAGATTTGAGAAAAAGCCTAGCACAACTTAGAATGGCGAGGTTTACCTTGATCGGCATGGGGATGTTTACAGCAGCTATGTTTACTCCTTGGATTTCCATAGAAAGGATACATGCTCTTTCAGAAATTTCGTCATTATTCTATATTTCGGGAGCTGGTATAGTCGGTGCCTACATGGGAACAACCGCGTGGATGTCTAAAAAAAATTAAGGGAGACCTGTAGAATGCCTATGTGGAGTATGCACCAAAGGACCACTGCGCTACAGGCAGTAGCAAACAGGAGAAGGCAAAATGTTGCAGGCACTGATTGGACCCGTCACGGGTCTTCTGGACAAGTTCATAGAGGACAAGGATCAGAA